TTTTTAAACGCCAATAATAATTTGTTAATAACAAACCCTAATAACATTTTATTTTTTTGTAACGATTTTTCTTTATCAAATCTATACAAATAATTAACAACTTCTTTAGGTGTAATATCGTGTTTAGCAAAATCAGCTGAATCAACAGTACTGATTAATAAAATATCTGATGATGGGAATAACTCTTTTGGAGATACTACTTGAGATATAGTTTCAACATTTGAACGAGACGCTCTGAATGATGTTGATTTTGTATCTTCAGCACCTGCTTGTCTATCGTGATGGTCAGTATGAATAACAAACATCGGTTTACCGTGAGCAAAATCTACAAGAACCGGCATAGTGTCACCACTAGCATCATTTTTTTTAATAGCAAATTCCTTATCACCATATTGTATGATATGACTACCAACAACTTTAATACCATTATCTTCAAGGTATTTCTTCATTGCTATAGCAGTAGTAACACCATCCAAATCTTGATGAAAATAAATTTCAGCCTTTGGATATCTCTTAGCAAGAGCATTAATCTCTCTTAATCCCGATTCTTTTAGTATTCTTTTCACTTATTATTTAGTTAGAATAATTTACCAATAAAAGTTAATGCTTTGTCAATTATATCTTGGTCCAACCCTAACTTATGTAAAGCATTATATGTTTGTGGTCCAGGTTTTCCATCTGGATTAATTTTTTCAAACTTTTGAAATATCTCAACAGCTTTAGATGTTAGGCTTCCCCATTTAGAATCTACAGGAATTTGAAACACTTTACCACCAGCCTTGATGTTTTTCATTTTAAAATAACTATTAAGAGCATTTTGAAGTTCAAATACTTCTTGTCCACTCATTTGACTTTGTTCCGCAATAACTCTTTTAACAATATTTGTTAAATCATTTTCAGTTAATTTTATAATTTTCTTTGACATATAATTATTTTAGTGTTAATAAGTATTTTAATTTATTTATTTCACTTAACATCTCATCCCTAATATTAAGTAAATCAGTATCGTAACTTGAATCTAATTGTCCTGTCATACCAACCAAAAACTCAGTGATACCGTCCAAAAAGTTTTGAACATTAATTATTTTAATGTCTTGAAACATAATAGCAAATTCAGGTTGAAATTCAGGTCTACCATATTTTCCCATCATTGACTCAGTAAAACTGTCAATTAAATCTCCTATATTATCATAAATTTTACCGTATGATTTATGTTTAGCATATCCAAATGTTTGCCAATGTAAAAATCTAAATTGATTTTGTATTTGTACTAATTTTAATATTAATTCTTCTTTCATAATTATTGTGTGTTAAGTTGTTTTTTCATATTTTTTATTTAAAAGACAACGAATTGGTTAAATCTGTTCCAAAGTTTTTGGAAAAAAAGTTTTGAATTTGGTCAATCCCTTCTGAAGAATTTGAATTATTTTGTGATGAATTATTTTGACTCGTAACCATATTTTCTTTTTTATTCAGAACTTTATTAGTTATTACGTATAATTGTTTTTCTGTTAAAATTATTGACGGCATTTGATTTTTATTTATAAATACCTGTTAAAAGAAAAAAAAATCTTATTTATTTTGTTAACACCATATAAAATAGTATCTTTGTTAAAATTACACAAAATTATGAAAAAGGTCTATAAACAATATTCGTTAGAAATTAAAACAGTATTAAAAATGATTATAATTGGTGTTGTTTCAATAATATTACTTAAACTTGGTATTGTTAAATAAAAAAGGGTCTTACGACCCTTTATTTAATGTTATACTGTTACAATATCTTTTATTTCTAATTTTAATTGTTTCTTTTGGTCAACAAAACCTTGAACTCTTTTTTTGGCAACTTCCGTATAGTTTTGAGAAAGTTCCACTCCTAACCATTTTCTGTCTAAAGTCTCTGCAGCAACCATACTTGTTCCACTACCACAGAATGGGTCAAGAACTATATCATTCTTATATGTAAGGATTTTGATTGCCTTAGTTGGAATGTCCATAGAGAATGTTGCTTTAGTCATTTGTTTTGTGTCGGCAAAATAATTCCATTGTCCAAAAACTAAATCCATAAATTCTCTTTTTGATTCTTCAGGATATAATACTTTCTTTTTAAATGTACCATCCTCTTGTTCCATATTATCAATAACACCAACCCATTCAGGCTCACCTTTAATCTTTTTAATGTGGTTTTTCTTATAAGCAAGAACTACACACTCTTTTGGATTATAAATGTATGGTGCTGATGGTGACATCCAAGAACCCCAAGCTGTGGTCTTGCTTCTATGTGGTGAACTTTCTTCAAGGTCAACAACTCCAAAAAATTTAAATCCAACCTTTTTCATAACCCCCCAAAACTCTGCCATAAATAAAACTCTTCCACCTCTTTCTTGTGTATTGGTTTCATATGGAATGTTTACGGCAATTCTACCATCATCTTTTAACACACGTAATGCTTGAGTTAACCACTCTTCTGTGAACACCCAGTAATTCTCCATTGTCATATCATCTTGATGTGTATCGTAGTTGATATTACAATTATATGGTGGTGATGTTACGATTAAGTCTACGGAACCTTCAGGAAGTTTTCCCATTTCCTCTCTACAATCTCCGTTTATAATTTTTCCTGTTTCTATCATATCTTTTAATTTTCGTGGTATTCCCACTCGTCGTTATTTTTAATCATATTAATTGGAAGGTCTAAGAATATTGCGTTTTGTTCTCCTGCGTATAGACCAACTATGTTATAGTAATAAAACTCTTCGGCTTCCAAACTATCCATTCCATCTCTTTCCATTAGAATTGATAATATCTTTTCTTTGGAATATAATATTCTTGGTCCATTACCAAACTCTTCGGCAATACCTATAATTGCTCCTTCGAGACCATCTAATAATATGGCTCCTTCAGCCTTTTCGTGAATATCAACTAACATTATCTTCTAAGTTTTTAATTTTTCTTTCAAGATACCATAAGGCTTTCTTTAGGTCTTGAAGTTCTTTGTCTGCCCCTTTTTTTCCCGCTCTTGAAATATATTTTACGGTGTTTCCAATATGAAAATCTAAACCCCACGCCTCAATAACTTTGATGGCTTCATATTGATTATCTTCCCCACCATAATGATTAGGGTGATTAACTTGTTCTGTCATTGTTTGTATATAATAATTTAACTTTATTAATATCTACAACAAATCTAAACTTAATTAACATTAAATTATCTTTACCGTAATCACATTTTTGTTCCATATTTGCACCGACAACTTCAAACCTTAATCCATTAACCACAACACCTGTTGGGTCAAGATAATCAATCTCAATATCTGTCATTTTAAACAAATCTGACGGATTGAACGAATATTCTGTTGTCTCATAAATTTCGGTAGTAAAGATTAATTTTTCACCTTCATTTATTATTTTGAATTTCCTAAATAGATATTCAGGAACAAATACGTCTTTGTTGAATCTTATTAAGAATCTATTTGTCTTTAAAGGTTCAAATAGTTTGAAATTTTCAAATTGATTTTCCATTTTTTTTAAATTTAGTCTTTTTTTTCTATATGTTTAATTACAAAATAATCTTTAGCATAACCACTTTCCTCAACAACTCCATCTTCAATTAATTTATTAATTATTTCTCTAGTTTTATCCACTGGTAGTTTAAGGATATATTGGCTAATATATCCAATATGAATTGGTTGTCTTAATTTAGCTATTAAGATTTTTTCTGCTTCTTTTTCCATACTATTCAAAAATTATGTTTTCTTTTTCTACGTATTCACGGAACTTTTTTTCCGCTTCTTCGTAGGTATCATACATACCGAGAATTGAATCTAATTCAACTGGTTCTGTAACCCCAAACTCACCATTTTTAGTTTGGTAGATAAATGTGTCTAAGATTTCTTGGGTAATCATTTTTTCTTTCCGTGTTTTTTAGATTTGGTTTCCACTTCTTCGGTTGATTTTGGTTTGGTTGCCTTGGTTGCTTTCCATTCTAATTTTGCAACATACATCCAATAACCACTCTTTACTCTTTTTTCTGCTTCGCTGTCAGTTACTCTAATAACATCGCCAGCATCGACATTTACATTACTTTTAATTGCTTTAATACACTTCATTGTTTTTTTCCTCCGTGTTTGGTTTTAAGTTTATAATTTATTTATTTGTACGTAAAAATACCTTTATTTTTATAATATTCCATTTTATCCTCAGTTATTTCAAATTTTTTATTTGTAATGTATCCGTTGTCATTAATTTCAACATCTATAACACCCAAATCATCTAAAGATATATAATCAAATAACCACTCACCAGGAACTAAAACAATTTCACCACCACCATTTATTTTTAAAGTTATGTTATCTTTATGTGAAAAATTGGTTAACCATAACATTAAAGATTCATCTCTATTATTCCCAATAACTTCGACACAATAATTGTGAGATATTTTATTTATATTA